ACGACCTGCGAGCCACCGCTGATATGGCCGACGTCGATGTCGAGGTCGTAGTGCGCGATCACTTCGCCCTCGGTGTTGACCAGCGTATCGAGCCGATAGACGAACACCAGCTCGCCGTCGCGAACCCACGGAGCCCAGTTCTTCTCGTGGCGGCGCTCCGCGGGGAGGATCTGCTTCCAGCCGGCACCATACTGGTCTCCCGAGATTGGGGCGATGATCTGTTCGCACCAGCCCTCGGGTGTGCGCTCGCGAACGCACGACGAGGTCCACAGCGCGTCTTTCCACACGAACAACCGACTATCCTCAAACCCGCGAACCAGCTGATACTGCGGTTCTGGCCAGTCTGGCGGCAACGCCAGTTCATAAACTGATCGCTTCTCTCCATGATACGGCACCAGGTAATTCCTGGTTCGTATGCAGTCGGGCCCAGCGCCGGTGCCGTTGGGGGTGCGGGCGACGTAGTGTCCTTCCGGCGTGATGGCGTAGTTGACCGCCCGCACCAGCACGGTGACGTGGCCATTCTCGTTGACAACCGAGGGGTTGGTGGCCGCATAGCCGTCGGCCACCTCGATCTCGATCTGTTGTGGCTTGAACGACCGCACGTGCTCCTTGAGGGGCTGCAGATACCAATACTGATTGGCGCGCGCCTGCTCGCGCGAGGGCGCCGGCGCCGTGCGGGACAGCGCAATCTCGTCGCACACATGTGCGCCGCGTGAGCGAAGCGCCGGTTCGTACCATGCGCAGATCGCAAACTCGTCGGCGGCGCCGTGCCGGTTCGCGCAATCATCGACGAACAGCAGGTCGTCCTTGGGGTATGGCAGCGCCAGCGCGGCGGTGGAGAACAGCAGGCTGGCGTGGTTGTCGCCCCGCTCGCGGTAGTGCTTGGCGAGCGCGACCAGCGGCTCGGCGCGCGTCGGGCGCATCTGATAAGCCGCCAGCATGCCGTGCAGGAAGGCGGGGGTCTGGTCCATGTGCTCGCAGCACAGCGCCCGCCGGAACTGGGCGTACCAGCGTTCCTCGGGAAAGCCGCCGAGCGCGACGCGCGCTCGATACTGTTTGACGGCCTCCACGAAGCGGCCGAGGTCGTAGAGCGTCTGGGCGAGGTAGAAGGTATAGCGCTCAATGATCCCCGGTCTTTTTTCGGTGCGTAGCGCCGCTTCCAGCAGGGCGAGGTCGCGGGCGAGCTTGTCGGGGCGGTTGGCGCCGTCGGCGTGGTCCAGGAACTCGGCGCCGTCGATTCGGCCAGCGGAGTCCACCTGAAGAAATTCGTGCGTGACCCCGACATATTTGCCTTTGGCGGAGCGGTGTACGAGGCGGCGGTTGTAGTAGCTCATGGCGCCGCCGGCGGTCTGACGCATGTCGTAGGCCGGTCCTCCATTGAGTTTCTTCACCCAATCAGGATCGGAAACATTCAAGGTCATATCGGCATCGCATAAAATCAAATACTCCCATTCGAGCGGGCTCGCGCGCGCGGCCTTGAGGGCGGCGTTGCGGGCCTGCTCGAAGTTGACGAAGGGGACGGTCCTTACTTCCAGCGGCTTGCCGGCGTCGGCGAACAGCTTCGTCAGCAGCTCGGGGGTCCCGTCCGTCGAGCCGGTGTCCACCACAATGGCGGAATCGATGTGCGGCAGCAAAGAATTCACGCACCGCTCAATTATTTTACTTTCATTGCGAACAATGGCATTCCATATTAACTTAGTCATAGGGCTCTCCCTATGCGGGTTGACGCAGTGCTTGCAACACCACGCCAACCCTGACCACCAACCGAGAAGGAACCTCGATGATGGCTAAAGACAAGTATGCCGATTGGCCTGAAGAACGCAAAGCACGCTCGCGTAAAGCCACGAAAGAGTGGCGAGCACGCAACCCCGAAAAAATCAAAGAGCGTACAAAACCAAGTCGCGCAGAATACAATAAAGCATGGCGAGCCCAAAACCCTGAAAAAACCAAACTGTATTATGCACGCTACGCTGCTCGCCAACAAAAATGGTATGAAGAACACCACGCCGAACAAGTTTCTTATAATCAAGATTATCACTGCCGTAAAAAATACGGCATTTCTTTCACCGAAAAGCTGGAAATGCTGACGGCTCAAGGCGGCATGTGCTCCATTTGTAAAACCAAAAAACCTGGCACAAAGCACGAGTGGGTTGTCGATCACGACCACAAAACCAACGCTGTACGTCAGATCCTATGCCACCCGTGCAATCTGCTTCTTGGTGCTGCACGAGACGATATCACCATCCTTCAACGCGCGATCGATTACCTGAAATTTCACGGCGAGCCCAAACCCGCCGTGGAGTGACATGTCTGACAGGCCCATCACCAGGTGCCGGTGGGTCCGGTTGCGCCGGTTGCGCCGCCGGCGTCCCCCGTGCCCGTTATCTCATAGGTCTGCAAGACCTCGATCTGACCGCCTTCCTCGACCGAGGCCACCACGGCCTGGATGGCGTGCTCGCGGCTGTCGGCCTCGACCGTCTCGGTGACGAGCGGGGCAGCCTTGCGGTGGGTCACGTTGAACGTCGGCATGATGTTTCACTCCTTTGGTTCAGCTACGAATATAGATACGCAACGAACTATCCCGGGCCTCCTTGGGGCATAGGTGCTCGTCCACCCGGTCCCGGTGGTTTTGGCTGATTCCCAACAATGTTGCCAAGATTCCCCGCAGGAGAATTATTTGTAGGGCTAGGCTGGTTGCCTTGGGCCTGCCTGGCGGCCTGATCCATCGGGCCGCCTGGGGATCCCGCGCCAGGCGGCCCTGCGGGTGCGCCGCCGGGAGGAAGGGGCGGTGCGCCCAACTGGGGCTGGCCGGCGCCGTGAGCCGCCAGCAGCCCTGCGGTGAGTTCGGATGCGATTTTTTGGGTTCCTAATTGTACGCCCATCTGGACGCCCTGCTCGACGCGCTTGTCGAGCGCCTGCTGCTCGGCGCCCTGCTGTTGGGCGGCCTGCTGCTTCTCCAGCTCGTCGTCGGACGGCACGATGGTGTCGCCGTCGAGCCCGATGGTCTTCGCGACGCTGCGCAATACCGCACCGCGTCCCCTCAGCCCAATCAGATTTTGATCCAATGGGTTGGCCGTGTGTTGTAGAAATTCCAGTTGCCGCATGCGCTCTGTCTCACGCTGGACGGCAACAGCTACGCCCTCAACAGAGACGCTTTCTTCGCCAGTCAGAAGCCCCGTTGTGTCCGTCAGCATCACGAGATCAACGAGTTGAAGGAGCGCTGGCTCCATCAAGTCGCGGTCAACATTGTCCGCCACAGTTTGAAGAATCTTCGCTGCCGACTGCATCAACATGCTTAATCCAGAAGAAGTCCGGCCGGCGCCGCCGGAGGCCTGGCCGCCGATATATTTTGGAATAGCGCTGACATCGTCGCTCAAATCGACGAAGGCTTTGAAGACCGTGAGCAGATCCTGGGCATTGCTCTGCGGCTGGAAGAACTCGATCGGCGGCTTGGCGTTGTTGCCGACCGGATCGTTGCGAACATGAAAGCGCCTCCAAGGAAATAGCTCCTCGCCCGTCTCCTCGGGCGCGAGGCGATCGTCATTGATGACAACCATGGGTCCACTTGAAATGGAAAGATTGTTCACCAATGATCGCAGGGTGGCGTTGGCGACGTCCTGGAGGTCGGCGATCATGTCGACGAGGCCGTTGCCGACGGGCGTCCCGGGCACTTTCTCGAAGCTGGTTATAAAATAGGAATGGCGTGAGCGCGGCGAGGGAGACAGGTTGGCCTTGATGACATGGCTGCCGATCACGAAGACGTCGACGCGGTAGTCGCGCTCGGGGTCGGAGATGCCGGGCATGCCGTAGTCTTGCAGGGTCTCGCCCCAGACGTTGCCGTGGAATTCCATCTGGGTAATGAGACCGGAGCGGTTCCAGGCGGGGTTCTCGCGGCTTTCGAGCACGGCGCGTTCGGCGTCGGTGGTGTCCCAGTTGTCGTAGAGGCCGCCGCGTCCGTACTCGCTCAGCACGGCGCGGACCTCGTCGTGATCGAAGCCCGGCAGGTCGAGCAGGTCGTTGATCTCGGCGCGGGTGAGGCGCGACTTCTCGATCACGTTGGCCGACTCGATGTCAGCCACGCCCGGAGTCCACCACAGGTCGAAGGGGGACACCCGCGACCACATCATCTTCGGGACCTGCTGCACGGATGGCCGGCCGCCGCCGGGCGGCCATTTCACCTCGGGCATGATCTTGACGGTGGGTCCCTTGATGCAGGCGAACGGGAAGATCGGCAGGTCGACCAGGAATTCAGCGAGTGCGTGGTAGAACCTGCCCTCGCGCAGGATTTCCTCGATCTTGTCCTCGGCGATCCCGGCCTGGTCGCGGGCCTTCTTCTTGGCGGCGTCGCGCGCGGAAGAGAGGAGGGCGGAGCGGCGTTTGGTGATGTCTTGGGGGTCCGGCGCCTTGCCGGTGACCTGCATCACCATCTGCTGCTCGTGTGCCAGCAGGGCGTCGATCTTCGCGACGATGTCAGGGGGTACGTCGGGATCAGCGGGCGGCAGGATCACCCATGGCTTGTCGGAACCGAGGTAGATGTCACGCAGGAGGGACGAAGCCGCTCTGCACTTCTGTGCCGAAACGCGCGCGTAGACCTCGCTGCCGCCGAACTTCTTGACCTCCTGGAATTTGGTGGGATCGTACTGGCCGTTGAAGGTGCGCAGCGCGGCGAGCATGCGGTTCGACCAGCCGGCCGCGGTATTGCGGTGGTTGCGCATGATTTCGAACTGGCCACGCACATAGCCCGCGAGCTCGGGCGGGGCGGGTTGCTGCTGGGGAGCCGCGGCGGCCGAGCGGGCGCGCGCCTGCTCCTGGAGGTGGGCTTCCAGCGCCGCCGGAGGCACGACCTGCAGGACGCTCTGCTGTCCGAGCGGATTGACGGCCATGAGATGGCGTGTAACAGCAAACTGTTAAGAGTTTCTTAACCTTTCAGGCACAAAATGGCCCAGCGCCCCCGGCGCGGAGACCCGATTGATGCCGGACATGCCCGACATGGACGAAGCCACGCTGGCCAAGCTGGCGCGGGAGATGGCCATGAAGGTGCGTGACGCGCACGCCATCTTTGCGGACTACGGCATCGACGAGACGCAATATTACGAGCTGTCGACGCGCCACGAGTTCTTCAAGCGCGCCATGGAGCAGTTCGCGCTGGAATGGAACTCGACGCTCTCGACGGCCGACCGGGTGCGGGTGCTGTCCGCCGCGGCGCTCGAGGACGCGCTGCCGATGCTCGGCGCCCGCATGAAGTCGATGGAGCCGCTGGCCTCGGTCGCCGAGGTCGCCAAGCTGATGGCGCGCAACGCCGGCATCGGCGCCGACGCCAAGAGCGACGCCAAGAGCAACGAGCGCTTCGTCATCACCATCAACCTCGGCGACAAGCAAGAAACGTACAACAAGTCGATCGAGGTCAAGCCCAACGACGTCGACTTCGGGGATGCCGCAGGCGATGCCCATTCCAATGAGGTCACGGTCGACCTCGGGGCGGACGCGGAGATGGCGGCGCCTCCGGCGCAGAAGCGAGGACCGGGACGGCCTAGGAAGCCGGCGGCGTTGATCGGGAAGAGGTGGGATAAGACCAAGAAGATGTGGAAACGCGTCTAAAGGAGGAAACTCGATGGCTCATTCGATCATCTACGACCAATATACGCCGGGCGGCCCGCACAGCCAGATCACCACCGTTGCCGCCATCTACTCCCCCAACATCATGCCGCGTAACGACGAGACGGACATCTGATGGATTTGCGTTTCAGAGCTGCCGGGTATGATGCGCCGATAACAATCAGTGAAGGAAGCAGTCCGGTGACGGAGCCTGACAGGGAACTCGCATTCCGCGCAATGGAGATCATCAACGAACAGGTGCCGGTGATTACCACCTGCATCAATGCCGATGGCATTGTCATCGTGCATCGGCCTGGTTGCTCATTAATTCGCGAACAGCAGCGGTTTGGTGGTGTGCTGCCGGCGCCGGATAAAATCCGAGAATGCGCCTGCATGCCAAATTTGCAGGAAGTCATGAAATCACTGCGGCATTGAGGGCGGGCCATGTCCCTGCTCTATGACGCGCCGCCGACGCTGCGGCGGTTCATGAGGTCCGACAGCTTTGGTAGAATAGCGGCTGGACCAGTCGGCAGCGGAAAGACCACGGCGTGCGTCATCGAGCTGTTGCGGCGGGCGATTGGGCAGGCGCCGGCATCAGACGGCTACCGCTACACCCGCGTCGCCATCGTGCGGCAGACGCTCAAGCAGCTCAAGGACACCGTGCTCAAGGACTGCCAAGTGTGGCTCGAGGGGCTGGGCCAGTGGCGGGTTTCCGAAAATACTTTCCTGGTCGAGTTCGGCGACGTCAAGAGCGAATGGATATTCATTCCGCTGGAGGACGCCTCCGACCAAGCGCGGCTGTTGTCGGCGCAGTTGACAATGGTGTGGATATCGGAAGCCATCGAATGCAACTTCGACATCCTGGCGCCGATCTCCGGACGCATCGGGCGCTATCCATCGGGGGGGCGCGGTGTCGCCACCTTCTCGGGCATCATCGCCGACACCAACATGCCGGCCGAGGAGACCGACTGGCATCGCTTCATGGAGAACCTGCCGCCCGACTGGTCGCTGTTTCGCCAGCCGTCGGGGGTGAGCCCGCAGGCCGAGAACCTCGACTGGCTGCTGCAAACGGAGGCGACCATAAAGCTGCCGATCCAGCACCCCGACCGGATCGCGCAGGGGCGGCGGTATTACGAGCGCTTCCTCGAGATGTACGGCTCGGACCATCCGTGGGTGAAGCGGTATGTGTATGCGGAATATGGAAATGATCCGTCTGGCGAGGCGGTGTTCCGGGCCACCTTCAATCGGGCGTTCCATGTGCGGGAGACCCTGGTGGTGCCGGGGTATAATTTGATCCTCGCTCAGGACTTCGGCCGCAATCCGTGGACGCTGATCTGTCAGGTCGACCATCTGGGCCGGCTGCTGGTGCACGAGGAGATCGCCGCCACCAATATCGGATTGGAAAAACACATCGAGCAGAACGTGCGGCCGCGGCTTTATTCGGGAAAGTATTCAGGCGCGAAGGTCGTGGTGGTCGGCGATCCGTCAGGCGTCGCCAAGGGCACCATCGCGGAGGAGAGCTGCATCGACGCCCTGAAAAGACTGGGCCTGCCGGCGCTGCCGGCGCCGACCAACGACATCGACAAGCGGCTGCGGGCGGTCGAGATGCTGCTCGGGCGCCAAGTCAACGGCGGCCCGGCGCTGATCATCAACGGCGCGGGTTGCCCCTTTCTGGTGCGCGCCATGAACGGGGGCTATCGGTTCAAGCGGCACCGCGAGGGCGCGCTGCGCGCTGTTCCAGAAAAGTTCGACCCGGAGGGATTCAGCCATGTCTGCTTCGTGGCTGGGACAAATGTTGCGACCCCGGAGGGGGAGCGGCCGATAGAGACATTGAAGGAAGGGGATTTGGTTTCCACGCCGATCGGTGCGCGCCGTGTAACGGCTACTGGAAATCGAGTATCGCATACTGTAGGATTGGCGTTCTCGAACGGGGCGAGAACCCGATGCACGCCGGATCATCCATTTTGGACGCAACGGGGATGGGTAGCGGCATCGGACCTGACGAAGGACGACGTCTGCTTCGTCCGATCGAGGCCGCTCCAAAGCGCACCAACGCAATCCATCCGATCTTTGAATTCGAAGGTGTCCGCTACTATCGAGGCGGCAGCTACTACCATAATGTCGCGAGCAGCAAGCGCCTTCACGTCGCCGTTTGGGAGCGCAATTTCGGAGCGGTTCCGGACGGCCACGATATTCATCACAAGGATCACGACAGAAGCAACAACAACCCTGAAAACCTTGAATGTCTTCCCGAGAGCGACCACGGCCGGCTCCATATGCGCGATCCAGACCGGATCGCCTGGGCCAGGATTGCAATCAAGACCGCGATCGCCGCCGCAGCCAGCAAGCGCCGAGCCAACCCTGAATGGTCCAGCAACATCAGCAAAGCAACCGGCGCCGCCATGGCTCACAAGCTGGCCACCGAGCCGAAGCAGGCATTCACCTGCGTTCGTTGTGGATGCGACTACAAAGCACACGCTTTCTTGCGCAAGCGGGGGTTCTGCTCACCCGCATGTCAGAGCGCAGCCAGGAGAGCATCCGGCGTCGACGATGAATTGCGAACGTGTGTCGAATGCGGAACCACATTCACCACCAATAGATACTCAAAAACTGTTGCCTGTTCGCCTCATTGCGCTGGAAAAATCAGCGCCCGCGCGCGTCTACAACATCACCGTTGAGGATGCCCATTGCTATTACGCGAACGGAATATTGGTCTCCAATTGCGACTGCCTGCAATACGCCTCTTTGATCGTCAGCGGCGGGCTGGTGCAGGAGCTGGCGCGCCGGCTGGTGCCGCGGACCAGGAGGCAGCAGCGGCCACGAGTGAGCGCAGCAGGGTGGACGTAAACGCGCGAAAGGAGAAACGGTGATGCCGACCAAAGACCCTCACATCGCGGTCATCGATGCCCAGGAAAAGATGCATGAGATCAAGCTGAAGGTGAAAGAAGCAGTCGCGCTCTTCAAGAGCAAGGCAACCAATGGCACCCTGACCAAGGACGATCTGGCGACAATCAACGCCATCAAGCAGGTGGCGATCGACGCCACCCGCCGGGTGCAGGATGAGCTTGCCGAAGAACTGGAAAGCCACGAACGGCACGGACACTTACAGTGAATAGCTGGTTATAAACCGACGTTCCTGCATCGTCGGGTTTTTGCGACCGAAGGCATGTCGCTGATTTCCGCAACAATCGCCGCTGCAAACCTGC